CCATGGCTACTAGCACTGACATCCAGTACCTCGGCGCGGTCGGGGACCCCAGCGCGGGCAACGACGACGGGCAGAGCTACCGCACTCAGATCGAGACGTTCCTCGCGGGCGGCACGATCGGAGCGGGTGATGCCGTTGCGTTCGACTCCAGCAAGACCGATGAGCAGAAGGTGCTCTACGTCATCGAGGCGACCGCAGCCGCGGGCGCTTTGGTGGTGGGCATCGCGCTCAACGCCGCCGCAGCGGGCGAGAAGGTCGCTGTTGTCGTCGCGGGCTTCTGCAACTCCGCAAACGTCGCTACCGGTGTGGCCGTCGGGCAGCCGCTCTACACGACCAGCACTGCTGGGCGTCTGGGGAGCGCGGCTGGTTTCTTGTCGACGGAGATCACTGGTATCGCCCCGACTGAACAGTCTACAGCTCACGGCCTCGGCGTGGTGCCCTCCCTCGCCTTTGCCGTTGCGACCGAACTGACCGGCGGCGCCTTTGACGTGGTATACGGCACTCACACTGCCACCGACGTCAAGTTCACTGTGACGAACGGTGAGAAGTACCGCGCGGTCGCGTTTGGCGGTGGCCAGGGGACTCCGGTCGCAGTGGCGCTCTCTGCGGAGAGCTCCAACTCGGCTCAGGTCTTCGTGATCAAGCGCTTCTGACCCGCGCCACTGCGGCCCACACCGCGGTGCTCGCCCCGGTCGCTATCATGGCGGCCGGGGCTTCTTCACGTTAGTCTGTAGCTACCCGGAGGTCCCCCGTGAACTTGGCCGAACTGCGCGACTTCTGCGCCAATTTGCTCGACTGGGACCCGAGCAACGCCACCTACCAGGCGCAGCTCGACCGGCTCCTCAACGACGCTCAGACGCGTGTTCTCAGCGACTACACCTGGTCGTTCGCGCAGTTCGACGTTGACAGCCCCGTGTACACGGACCAGACGATCGTAGTGACGACCACCAACGGGTCCGCTACGATCACGACTACGGCGACGTTCCCGTACACGAGCAGCACTACGCTGCCGGGCAGTCCGATCGACGGGGCACAAGCGCACTTCACCGATTCGGGTGGCAACGAGCACGTCTACGAGCTCGCCTGGATCAGCTCGACCAGCACGGCCTACTTCACACAGACCTACCGCGGCATCACAGGCACCTACGAGATCACCTTCAGACAGAGGCAGATCTACCTGCCCTCCGACACAATGACGGTGATGTCGGTGGTCGACCCGAGTCAGGGGCCTGTTGCGCGCTACCAGCCAACTCTCACGCGCTACGAGCAAGACAGCCAGCAGTACGACCGCGAGATGCTCGGCACCCCGACGGCCTACGTGCCCTTCTCCTCGAGCCGCATCGCCGCGCCCAGGACGCCGAACGGGGTGGCCACAACCGCGGCCCTCGCCCAGGGTGTGCGCACCATCAACGTCTTCATGGTCAACGTCTTTGCACCTCGCTACCCGTCTCCGTCTCAGTACCCCAGACGCGTCGGTGGCGGCCGCGAAAGCGCTTTGTCAGCCGTCGCCAGCTACACCCTGACCGCGGTACAGACGCTCACGTTCACCCCCGAGACTCTGCCCAACGAGAGCGGGCTCTATCGGCGCTACTACTACACTTGCGCGGAAGCGGGCATCTACGCGCCTGTCCGCGTTGTCGGCGCAGTCGGGTCCGCTGCGGCCGGAGTCGATACCGTCTCCCCTGCGGGCGGCGTCACACTACAGCCAAACCTGAGCCTGAGCTACCTCCAGTCGCAGACCGCGCAGACGCAGCTCGTGCGCTACGTACCCAGCACGGGCAGCTACCAAGGCTACGAGCTCTGGCCTCACCCAAGCAGCGACCGCGACATGAGGGTCCGTGTGCTGCGGGCGGCGCAAAAACTGCTGGAGGATACCGATACCCCCGCCATCCCCGAGGCCTATTCGCAGATCATCGCGTACGCAGCCATCGAACAGCTCGCCTCCAAGCTCGGCAACGACTCACTGTCACAGCTCTACGCGCGCAAGTATCAGCAGCTCTACGGACAGATGGCGGCCAAGTACCTGAGCCGCCCGAACCAGCGCATACAGAGGGGCGCCTACCAGACCGACGCGCTCGGCGTCGCGAACTACTACGGCCCAATCGTAGACCGGGGGAACGTGTGAAAACTACTATCGCCAACTTCCCCGTCGCTGGCGGTCTCGACACGCGCGAGCCGCAAGAGGCCGCGAACGGCAACGTCGTCGAGAACCTCACGACCGACCCGCGCACGGGCGGCTGGTCGACGCGTCTGGGCTACGAGCGCTACCGGCCCGACCCTGCCAGCGGGTTCCAGCCGTTCGGGTCGACGACCTACATCTACTCCATACACGCGCAGCAGCTGGTGGCAAGGGGTGCGCGCGAAAGCATTCTTTTCGAGGAGGGCGGCAACCTCACACTCTTCTATCAGAGCGGCCAGCAGCGGGTCTTGCGCGTTCTCGCCTCAGGCCGCACTGTGCCCCGTCCGACCGAGGCGTCAAGCTGGTACACCGACACCCCGCACGGCACGATCGTCACAAACGGCCACGACTGGCCTGTTCTCGTGTATCCGTGGCCCCTTGGCGACGCGAGCGAGAGCAGCGCCTCTATCGCGAGCTGCCTGCGGGACTTCGGCTTCCGCTCAGAGCCCAGCGCGCCCCAGACCGACGTGGTGGCTCCGCTCGCAAGCTCCACGACGTCCGGAACAACGGTCGGCACGCACTTTTGGTATAGCAAGAACCCCGACGCCGTAGACCCCGTCGTCACACCAGGCGGGCGATGGGGCATGGGCTTCTCTCTCGGCGGTTCGGCGCTCGATACCGGAGCGCTCGTCAACCTGACGGTCTCATACGTCTCTGACACGGGCTCCGAGGGCCCGATGAGCGCGATTGGAAGCGCCTCTTGGGAGCTGCCGGACACCGCCGTCGGCTACTGGTACGCGTTCGCCGCACGCATCCCTCGCGGTCCCGAGGGCACCGTTGCGCGCAAAATCTACCGCACGAAGAACATCCATGAGGATTCCCCCGACGCGGGCGATACGCAGCTCTACTTCTCTACGCTGATCCGGAACAACTTCGACGAGCTCCACGTCGAGGCGATTCGGCCGCCCAACCTGCTCAGCCCTGCCCCTGCGGTGCCCACTGGCACGTTGCCGGCGCCGTACGCGCGCTACTCGGCCTACTGGGATGGGCGCCTCTGGCTCGACGGGGGCCCCAGCGACAGCACGAGCCTGTACTACTCCGAAGAGAACCTGATCGAGCAGTTCCCGATCACAAACGTCTTTTCCGTCTCCGGCGAAGGGGGCGGCATCACGGGCATCTTCGCCCACGCGGGGTCCCTGTTCATCTTCCGCGAGAGAGGCATCGACGCGGTCGTATCGCGCGAGGACAACGGCTACGTCGTCACTACGGTTGTGCCTGGCGTCGGGTGCTTGGCCGCGCACTCCATCGCGGCGGTCCCTGGGCTCGGGCTCGTGTTCCTCGGCGCTGACGGGGTTTACGCGATGACCGGCTCGCTCGCGTCGAGTGGGTCGACGATCGCAGTGCAGCGCCTGAGCGACCAAATCCGCGAAGAGCTGCGCCGCATCACGGTTTCGTGCGAAGCCCGGAGCTGGGCGGTCTACTGGCCGCAGCAGCAGGAGTACCACCTCTACGCGCCCGTGGATGGCGCGGACCGCCCGACGATGGGCTACGTGCTGCACCTCGCTCGAATGGCGCAGACGCAGACGCCCGTGTGGTCTACGCGACCGCCGAACGCAGACGGCGGTGCCGCTTGGCCCGTGGGCTCGATCTGCGTCGATGCGAGCGGCACACCTGTGTTCGGGCACAACGAGGGCTTCGCGGCCTCCGTCGGCAACGAGCCTGTAGAGGCGGGCCTCTTCGTGCTCAGTGGCCTCCGCGCTTTGGGCGGCGAGATCGTGGAAGACGCGTTTGTCTACGGGGACCCGCCGACCTCGAAGTGGCAGACCGCTTGGTGGGACGGAGGGGACTCCAGTCTGCTGAAACAGGTGCACTACGTCACTGTCTACGTGCTTACTACAGGTAGCGCTGTGCTGACCGTGAAGCACTACCGGGACTTCAGCTACACCGCGGTTGAGGAGCGCAGCTACTACGCTCAACCGCCGACGAGCCCCGACTTGCCCGTGCTCGACACCGTTGTGCTTGATTCAGGCGCGCTGTGGAGCCAGGAGAGGCTCGTCCCCATCCGGGTGGCGGTGGCGCCGCAAAACGTATTTTCGTTCGCCTGGTCTTTCGAGACTACCGACGACATCGTGTTTGTCGGCTGGTCACTTGGCTTCGCTTCAGCCGGAACTCCGGTCATCGCCGGAAAGGTTGTTTCGTGAAAGCATGGACTATCCGCGAGGCCCGTAACGGCAGCACCGCGTCGCCGGAGCTACCGAACCTCGACCTCACTGCGCAGGCGGGTTCGGCCGCAACCCTCGATCGCACGCAGTTGCCGGCCAACGCCTTCGACAAAGACCTCGTCGACGCCAAAGAGCTCGTGCAGGTCTGGGCCCCGACGACGCTCGGGGTGCTGTACCCGACCGTGGTTGACATGGAGGGGGAGCAGGTCAACGTCCGCTCTGACGCTGTGTCGACGACGCAGTGGCGTTGCGGGACCTACCAGAACTACTCCGGTGGATGGCAGAGTCTGCCCACGTTCACGCTGACCGGTTGCCGCGGGGGCGCGCTTCACGTGGAATGGGCTGGCTATGCGTTCAGCTGGAACCACGCGGCTCAGAGCGCAAACGCAACGGCACCCGCGAACCCGAAGCACGTCGGGCTGCGGATTGTCGTCGGTGGCGTCACGATCGCGGAGCACATCGGCCCCGCCATCATGGAGACCTTCCGCGTCTTTGGGTCTGCGTTCGTCCCGCCTGGGAACGTCTCCGTCTCACTGGAGTGGAGGGCACCCGGCCCAGGGCCCGACGACGCGCTAAATGACGTTACCGTCAACGCTTACGCCCTTGCGCAGGTGCATCTCGCGGGGCAAAAAGTGATTGCCATCTGCCGGTCGAGGTGATCGATGCCGCGCGTAGCCCGCCCTTCTGTTCGCGAGGGTACCGAGATCACCGCTGCTGCTGTCAACGCGCAGTACGCCGCGTTCACGGCCGCCACGACTGATATCGACGCCGACAACCTGCGCGAATTCGCGGTCGACCTGCCCCAGTTGCCGGACGCTGCCGGCGAGAGCGGCAACGGCGTCGTGTTCCGCCGGGGCGCGTCAGTGCAGATCGGCAACGGCGATCTACTGCACACCTCTCCTGTCACGGTTGCGAGCTACGCCGGGGCCACGTTCCCGACGCCGCACGTCGTCGAAGACGGAGCTGGCAACCCGACCCCGCTCGTGCTCGGGGCTTCGGGCTGGGCGCTGGCGGCGGGTGACGTGCTGCGGGTCTACTGGGACTTGTCCGTTCGCCCGCGCTACACGGAGACGGGTAGCGGGCAATCCCCAGGTGTACTGAACCCGTACGGCATCGAGCTTGACGTATTTGGCAGCGCCTCGACCACTACAGCCGGTGACGGGATGTTCGGGTGGCTCATGTGGTTGCAGTGGGACATCACGAGCAACGCCCTCGCCAACTGGGTACCGGTCCCGAGCCAAAGCAACTTTACCGCTGTGATTCAACCGGGCGTCTACGGCGACGAGTTGCCCAAAACCGCGGCTACGACGCCCATCCCGCCGTGGATCGACTACGACGAAGACCAGCAGCGGGGTCAGCTCGATACGCTGTCGGTCTCGCTGCCCATCCGGTGGCGCGGGGTCAGTGGCGCCTACTACTACGTGCCGACAAGCGGCGTCACCGTCTACGGGCTCAGGCTCGTCATCGCAGGCGTTGCCCATGCGTGGAATTACAACGGCGTCAACTATTGGCGCTGGGCGCCTACTGTCGCCGACGACGGGGATACGTATCTGGAGTACACTTCGGGCGGGCTCACAGCGGTTCTCCACAAGGGAGTGGTCTGATGCCGTACACCCCGACAACCACGTTCTCCACGGGTACCGTGCTCGAGAGCGCCGAGTTCCAGGGCAACCAAGACGAGCTCAAGATCTACCTCCACGAGGGCGTGCAGACCGCGGACCTCGACGCGTCCCAGTGGGTCGAAAACAGGTTTTTGCAGCCGCCGCGAATCGACCCCGTTCGCGGGCTACAGCACGGCATCTCCGGCTGGCAGGGCGGGCAGACCACGGACGGCCCGGGCGTGAGGTTGAGCTTCGCGTCGAGCTTCTACACCGGTGGCGGAAAATCCGGGGTGGTGCCGGATGAGTGGGCGCCAGTACCGAACGCTTCTTTCACTCTGCGGCTTCGGCGTCAGGCGAAGGTGCTGCTACACTGGAGCGTCGAGATCGCGAACGGCCCCGATGACCTGAGCACGACAAGCGGGTATAACTACGCCGAAGACGACCGATACATCTGGGTCGCGCCCTACGTCGGGAACCTCGACACGGTGCAGCTCTTCCGCGGCCAAGAAGTGCGGAACGCGCTTGCTTTCAAGGCTTCAGCGCCCTACGGTACGCGACGCCCTTACGTGCTCGGCGGCTACGGACAGCGCGAGGGCGTGTTCCTCTACCCCGGCACCGAGGCGAGCTACGCGTCTGTCGGGGCTGTCACCGTCGGGATAGGCTACTACTGTCGCAGCGACCGCGCCGTCATCGCCCGGTGGTCCGTCGCCATCGAAGCCTGGTACGTATAGGAGGTCTGCGTGGCTCTCACTCCCATCGCACTCGCGGGCATCGGCGCCGGGCTCTCGG